TACTTCATCGCCAATTTACAACCCTGGTGATTTTGAGCAATATTGGAATGATGTCTGTCCAAGTTATGATAGATCCGAATATCTATCAGAAGCTACGACTGGAAATGGACCAGGTTGGTCCTACTTTGATAATGACACTGCATAAGATTATGGCGTAGAAATGGCTAGTCAAGTTCATGATGAGGAAACATCTCCAGAGCCCTTACCAACAGAAGATACGCATAGTGAACCATCGCTTGAAGATTCCATCACTGCTAATAAGATGGAAAATCTTGTTAATGATCAGGATTTGTCGTTATCGGACAATGCTAACAATTCTGTAGGCCCACCGCGGTATCCTTTCGGTGGAACTTCTTCTTTTAAGTTCCAACTACCTGAAATGGATAATTTCATGAAGAAACAAATGAAGATGGCATTGATTTGGGCTGGCGCTAACTATGTGTTTTCACAAGCGCATGGTGGAGTCAGTTCTATGATATCAGCTGGTAATTCGGATTATCAGCAGTATTCTCAACAATCTCATGAGAATAATATGCAAAATCGGCAGTTTCAACATGATTCAGATATGTTGCATCAACAACAATCCTATGGTTGGGGCACTGAACTATTACATGCAGGTGAAGGTGTTGTTAATACCTTAACCGGTGGTGTCTTTGGTCTAGTGTCTCATGGTATGGATGATTATACGCAGAGCAATATGAATGCGGCGAATGTTTCGAATGAACAAGCTATGAATATCGCCAATAATCAAACAAAAATTAGTATGAATAATGCTAATATAACGGCGCAGGAAAGTATGAATAATGCTAACTTAGCCAACGAACGTTCTATGAACACTCAGAACATTGCTGCGAAAGTAGGTATGAATAACAGCGATATTGCATCACATGAAAAAATGAATGCAATGAATAACCAGACCTCCCTTACTAGTACAACCAAAACAGTATTGGGAGGAATTGCACAAGCAGCCACTGGTGGCGCCGCTGGAGTTATATCATCCGGAATTGATGATTTAACTAAAGTTTATATGCAGAAACAGCAATATAATAACCAATCCGCTTTGATGACACAGCACATGAACCAATCTATGTATGCTATGGGTCAAGCGGCTCCCGCTTTGTCTATGGCCACTCAGGCCTAGAATTCACATAATTTTACTCATTTACATTGTGAATTAGTTTATGCAGTCAATTCTAATTCCA